ATTCGTATTTATGGACTGGATATTTTAAAGCGCCGATTACAAGTACGTATTATTTTAATACAAGATCTGATGATAACAGTCACATGTGGATTGGTTCAAGTGCTCTAAGTCCTACATACAGTAATGAAACTGTTGATAACGGTGGTTTACACGGTATGCAAACAGTAACAAGTTCCGGTGTAAGTTTAACTGGTGGTGTGTATTATGATTTTCGTATGACATTTGGTGAACAAGGTGGTGGAGATGACTTGCAAGCGCAATGGCGTAATAATTCAACTTCATTCTCATATGATTGGAGTACGGTCGCTTTTTCTAATCGACAAGCTAGTAGTGGTGGTGGTGGTTCTACCACTGAATTATTGAGATCCAAAGGTTTAACTGGTAATCAGGGTTATACAATGTATACAAACTCGGTTAATAAAGATATGACATCGGTGACGTGGAATCGAACAATTCCAAGTGGGTATAACCCCTCTTCAGGGACTTTGGCCCCATCTGGTACCCGGTATTATTGGAATGACTGGTCTAATGATATCTTCGATGGGTGGGGTGATTTTTACATCTACGATCCATCGAACTCGTCGGCAAGCTACATATCATTTGCTACTATCAATGGTGGAGATGGGACTCTCTATACCGAAACACAGACTCATCACAGTAAATCATTTACTATAAAGCATGGTTGGGTCACCGGAGGTATATTTAAACTTGATGTTGAATGTAGTGATGACACTTTCAATTTTGCAATTGGTATGTGGGGTAATATGGGTTCCGATGGAAGTACACAGAATACAGATAGACAATATTCAGCGTCTTGGGGAACACTAAGTTATAATTATAACAGTCAAGGTAATTCATCTGAATGGTACTATTCACATTGTATTCCCAAATTAAAAACTTTTAATGATGGTATTACTTTATCGGGTAGTAATTTTACAGCGAACTTTAAAACTGGTGTGTCCGGTAATGATAATCTCGCGATATGGACAGAAACACTCACATGGGGTGCAACGTTTTATTTTGTGAAGGGTTCTAATTCTTCAAGTGGTGCAATGTATAACTGGGTAGAAAATGATATCGAAACCGTGCAAGCTAGTAGTGGTGGAGGAGGAGGAGGACAAACATCATCGGAATACCCACCAAGTGCGATGCAGACGAATAGTTCGGGTGGATATACAACGTCTGCGAGTTCGACTAATCACGCCACCACCTTTCAAATTTGGAAAGTGCATAATAAAACAGTAGGTGACGAAGGTTGGCATGGTAATTCGTCTGAATATTCTACGTCTACCCGTAATTATATTGGTAGTTTTTCGACATCATACGATGGAGGTTCAACAGTTTATGGTGAATGGATACAATTACAGGTTCCAACGGCTATAACTATAACTAAACTACAAATTGCACCACGGTCGGGTTCTTCTAATTATCAAAATCGATGTGCCGGCGAGGGTAGAATTTTAGGAAGTACCAATGGTTCGACATGGTCAACTGTAGATTCATTTACCGGTAAAACATACACGACTGGAAACTACACTGATATTACAGTCTCAACATCTTCGAGTTATACATATTTCAGGTTAGTTATTACGAGATTATCAGGTAGTAGTGGCGAATCAACTGTAAACATAGGCGAAATTAAGTATTTTGGATACTAAGAAAAATATCCGGACCGCCGAATGGCTTGAATATAAGAGGTAAAAAAAATATTTATATTTTATAAAGTATACACAACAATGGGAATACAAGTCACAGAAACTAAAAATCTTAACACGGGTGCCGAATTATCCGAATTTTACGTAGGATTACGTAAAAATCAACAATACCACATGAATATTCAAATTTCCCCAGATTCGAATACGTATACTATATCAGCCATATTCGATCACCATATCAATAAAGATTCAAAAACACAAGGTAAAATAATGGTCGGTTCTGAGGTTATTACAGTTTCTAACGTGAGTACGACATCCAATATTATTCCAGTCGCAGAAATGTATACTAATCTCAAAAAGAAGTATACGAATTTCACGGACGATATTTAAAAATAATATAAAATATAAAAATGGGTATAATAATTCCAGAATCTAAAGGTTTAAACAACGGTGTAGTCTTATCCGAATATTACATTGGATTACGAAAAGGCTAATCCCACGTCCGTGCCATACTTGAATCTACAGACCATGGGTACGTAATATTACCACCGTACCCTACAATGTTATACGCATCGATACCGATACGATTACATTTGGTACATACGTCGAAACTATCATCTATGATTGAATCAAGTGCAAGACTACGACAAATTTCGTGTTTTTCGATTTCGTGATCCGTATAACTATTAGTCATGATAAGATCGTCGAACGTATTGGGGAACCAGTACCTTAACCACTTTTCAGTTTGGTCGCGCGCGTAATCCTGACGACCTGTGACGATATACATTTTATCGGCGTAATCGCGTAAATGTCCCATTTGTTTACACGTTCCCTTTATTGGTTTAAGTTTTGCGAATGCCTCTGATTCGTAAAAGTCGTGGACCATGTTTCGCGATTCGAGTTCCGTAATGTTAAACATATCTTTATACACGTACGGATACTTTTTCATTGTTGGCATTTTGTAGCCACGGAACTTAGCCATAGGTTTAACGAACGAGACGAGAACTTCGTCGATATCAATAGCAACTCTTTTCATTTAAATTATACAAGTAAAAAAAACTCTGACTGTGTTTTTTGTGTTTGAAATTTTTATTCAGGTATAGTAGAGAATGGCGGATAAAATACCCGTCGTCGACTATAGCCGAATGGAACGACTCAAACCTCCAGAAAACACAGTTATACCGTTAAACGCAAATACATTGTGTATATTTTTAATAATCGCGACTTTTATTGGTTTGTATAAACGCCATGTCGATATTAATAAAGACCGCGAACGACGTCGTATTTGATACACTCGTTAGGGTCTAAGTATATATCACGTTTCATGAGTTTCTTAAGTTGTTTATCTGGAATAGACGTCTTTTCCAGGTACGTTTTCTTAACCATATCCATGAGTTTATCGCACATTTTCATTTCATCCTTAACTTCCTCGTATTTCCCCCAAAAACCGGTCGTGGATATTTGGTGTATGAGAACGTGTGCGTTCTTACCGATAAGACGTTCGTGTCCACCTAAAAGAAGGAACGTTGCCGCCGAACCACATTCACCTTGTGCGATCGTGATAACCTTAACGCGAGACTTTTCGAGTATGTTCATCGCACTTAGACCCGCGAACAAATCACCTCCTCCGCTACACACGTGTACGCGTATAACTGGTTCGTATCCTATGAGTTCAGCCTTTTGTTTAAGAAGTTTAATTTCGAGTTTCTTAAACTCTTCTATAAATTCGAGAATATCATCGTCGGTGATTTCCCCGTAATATAATATTTCGTTACCAATAACACGTGTGATTTTAAATTCATCTTCATCATCCGTGTTAGTGGTTGTAGACATTCTTTTATTTTATTTTTGCTATTTCTTCTTTAATCAACTTTTTTATTAATGTAACTTCGCGTTGTTTGAGTTTATTTTGTATAGCTAAATGATTCATGACGTCAAAGTCTTGGGGTGTTAAGTTATATTCTTTAAATTTAGAAACGTCTCCTAATTGTGCGTACATTCTAAATAACATGAATTCTTGGTGATTAAATTTAGAAGACGATTGCATTTGTATATTTCTAATTTTTTGTTGTCTCATTTTTTGGTTACCAAACTTTGTCCAAAATTTTCCGGGACGTATATTTTCTGGAGTTAGCTTTTTGGTAAAATACATTTTCGGGATTTTAATGGCGTTTAGTGTAAAAAAAGGCATAACGTCCCAATCACCTTTATACATTTCCACGTCGTACAAATCTGCGGTTGTTATTGCTTCTGTTATTTTTTCGGCGTTATCGTCTATTGCATCTATATAATTTTCTTGAATAGCCGACCAAACGTGACCATGTTCGTGTAGAGAATCTGTTATGTTTATATTATCATTACTACATAATATGTCACTTATAATATCTTTTGGTGTTTTAAAAATATCTTTTTTACATGGAAAATCTAGATAATAAAAAAAATTACTAATATTTCCTTTACACAATGTAGCGGCTTCTTTACAGTTAGGGTGTGATGGTTTAAGAGATATTAATTCTTCTTCACTTCTTTTAGGTATAATAATTGTAACGAAATTGTCTATAAAATAAACATTTTTTGATGTTATAATTATAGGTTTATTAGTTATTTTATCACCGTTAGATACGGATTCGATAATAGATTTATAAATGTGTATATCACTTTCATAGTCTTCTATATAGCTATACATATTAGATTTTTTTATAGTATCCATAAAAATATCTTTTTTTCTCAGAGTTTCGTCCCATATTTCTATACTATTTGATTCGTTTAAAACTTCTTTTAATATAAAAGTTTTACCGTACCCAGATTGTCCACATAAAAAAACGTTTTTACCTTCGTCTAAATATTGTTTAAGTTTGTTAATTTCATGGTCATGGAGCGTTAATACATTTTTCTTTTTTTCTTTTTTTATTATAATAAATGAATCCATGTCAGATGAAGACCGTGATCTTACTAATCAGGCTTTAGATATTCTTTTGGATAATAATGTTTTTCAAGAGCGTGTAATAGACCCTTTTAAAAAGAAGATTATTCCTTATGTATTTTGTATTGGTTTCTTTAACTTAACCATGTTTATTATGATTGTTTATCTTTCGAATCGTCTTTCGAAGATTCTGTAGTATCAGTTTCGTCTTTGGGTATTTCGGTTACAACTTCCATGAGTTCAGTTCGTCGTCGTAATTCTTTCATTAAATCACCTTTCAAATTAACGAGTCCTTTATCTTTTAAATCTGCTATTTCATTTATACGTTGTTGTTTACCTTCTATATCAGCTTTAATTGTTTTCTTGGCGGTTTGTACGTTACCTCGTATATCATCAAGTTCCTTTTTAAGTTCTCTTTTTGCTGCGCCACCTACAGCATCTTTCAGTTTCGTTATTATTGTATTTTCTGCTATAGCTTTGAAAGGTGTTATTGGTTGAATATGCATGATCTCTGGTTTGAAAAATGCATTATCATCAGGAAATTCTTTTTCAAAAGCGTCTATTATATATTTAGGTACGTTTGGAGACTGTTCTATTAAACGATCGTATTCCGCACGCATATTTTCTATCATATTTGTACCGTTTTGCGTTCTTTCTGAAAGCGGTAATGTTAATTCGAGACGAATAGTTCTCGATACTTTACCATATTGAACAGAAGCAACACGATGACCTTCCATGAGTTCGTTTATTTTAAGAAATTGCATTATAGTTGTTGCGATAGCAGTTATAAGGTTCAAACCACCAATCGCGGATGGTACATATGGTTGGACAGTAGGAGGAAATGTTTCTTGAGCAAAGTTTGCTGTACCTGTAATAGTACTTACTATTATAAGAGGTATTGTAAATTTCATACTTTGGTTCTTATATGAACAATACGCCTGGTAATGCATGTACCTATAACAGGCGGCAGCTTCACCCCAAGACTTGAGTATCTTTTCCTGTTGTGGGTGCCATATTTTAGGCAGTTTCTTTTCTTCGTTCATACTAATAGAGATGAATATTATATTTTTTATCCATTTACTTTTCTTTATAACTATGCTTGTAGTTCCGTTTATGAAAAATAAACAAAACTTAGAATTTTATTCACTTTTGGTACCTTTTATATTTTACCATTGGTCTGTGAACGATGATACATGTGCATTAACGCAAATGGAAATGGCTGTTACAGGAAAAGATAAAGAGGAAACGTTTTTTGGTAGGGTTGTTGGTCCTATATACAAAATGGACGAAACGTCTGCTAATAATTTACTAAAAAGTCTTTTATTCTTTTTGTGGTTATTTGTTCAGTTTCGTTTAAATCGTATTGATTTTTCACCACTCTACAAACTAAAGAAAAAATATACGTAGATATAAATGAAGATTACTAATAAGAATAAAACAAAAATTTTAATTGTTACTGTAATCTTACTTATCGCAGTTATTGTGTACCAAATTTATAACCCTATAATTATTAAGAAACAAGAACAAGTTCAAGTTCAGGTACCAGTTAAAGTACCAGTTAAAGTACCAGTACGTGTTCCAATCGAGACGGAATATAGAGATCCACCAATCAAACAATACAAACCCGGACACGTCCAACAAATGGGAATACTTACAGGAGCGGATGAGGAAACTTTACCTTTGTACGGTAAAGAGGTCCGTGGGAGACGCGACAGGTACCATTATTATACGGTCACACCAGGTGATCAGAAATATCCGCTTCCTATTACTCACAACGCACGCGATTGTATGGAAGATATTGGGTGTCAAGAATTCTATGGGAATGAATCCGTTTCGGTTTTAGGACAAACGGGTTCATTCCAGGCTAAAATGTATAGAACGGATAACTTTTTTTAAATACTAATATTTAGAAAATAAAATTATAAAACAACACGATAAAGAAATCATACATGAAATTCCATCCATAACCATTCCCTTAGTTTTACACACTTTTGAACATTTTTCTATAGGTTTACCCCCAATTGTTATATTTTGTAACATGAGACATTCACATTTATAGTATTTTATCATAGATACTATTATACATAAAAAACATAAAAATAAAATTTTCTGTAAACGATCCATCTTTATAGTACGTCAATATAATTTTATTGGTTAATATAAATGAAGATTGATTCGTTAAAAGCCGAAGCGAAACGACTCGGTATTCGCGTAACAAAAAAGATTAAAGGTAAACGCGTACCGTTAACCGAAAAGGAACTCGATATGAAAATTCAAAGACGACAAGCACCGGCTTTGGAAATACAGGTTCGAGAGACAAAAAAACTTTTACGTACGTGTAAATCTTTATTCAAAACCATGTCTGGTTCTAACGTACCTTTACCAAAAGCAAAACCTTCGAAAACAACATTGACACCAGTCAGACGTGCACCAGTTCCACCTCCACCTCCACCTCCACCTCCACGTCCTATGGTACGTAACCCTCGCGCGAATTTAATGACCGCTTTGAAAGCGAACCTTAAAAAACGCGGTATTAAAGAAAAACTAAACCAAATTTCTTAGTCATTGTTTTTTTAGCACTTTCCATAGTAGGTTGGCTCCAAAGAAGCCAACGTGACCAAAACCCTGCCGTATAGATACCTGTTTTACCCCAGTTTTCTGTATCGCTTTTAGTAACATCGAGCATGTTTACGTGAATAAGTTTAGGATCGGTTTGTTTTTGGACCATGTGTGGAACGAATCCGCCATGTCTCGTTACGTAAGAACGCATACGCATAGGATTTTTGTGTAGTGTATAGTCTGAGTATCCCCTTGCACCAAAATCAACGTAACGTTCGTTTTCGAACGTGACGCGGAACTTTTTATCGAGTCTTGGACTTTTTTTTAAATGAACTCGGGTCATTTATTATATAGTTATAAAATTATTTTTTCTTTTTGAACAACGTTTTTTTCGTTTTTTCCCATAGAGTTTGTTTCTTGGGAGGGGGAGGAGGAGTATTAGTTTTACGTTTTTTATTAGTTTGTGGTGATGGTGAATTAAAACTTTCGTTAATCGTAGTAAGTCTTGACACTGTTCTATTTCGTTTAGATGATGATGGAAACCTGTTATTACGCATAGTCATATTGGTATTAGGGGCTCTTTGAATTTCTTGAAGTTTATGTACGCTTGTATTTTTAACACCTTTACTTAAATTTATATAATTACCATTATTAAACCCGTAAAAAAGTGCACTATTATTTTCACCGGTATCTATTATTAAAAGTGGTGGATTTCGAATTTTACAACGCTTAAATATAAAAATATACATTGCTGACATCATAGCATCGTTAGTTCCTAGTGCTATACCTGATTTTGATTGACTCAAATTAGCTAAGAATAATAATTGTGCAAAATCACCTAAAAATTTTCCAAGAATGGTATTAATATTTGTATTTGCTACCGCTTTCGCTTGTGCTGCGGACACACCAGCATTTATTTCACGATTACCTTTATTTAATATATAAGTGCCATTTAACGTTGGTTTTATCCACAGATTTCCAATTTTAAAATTTGTTTCGTCAAAATTCCAATAGTGGCGAGATTTTGGTGAGTTTTGTGTGAGAAATGGAGATAGTTCAGATTCAAAAGAACTGGATTTATAAACACCTGGGTCAATTAGATTAGTTATATTGTTAAATTTCATAATTTTCCTTTTACCCCCTAATTTACTTCTCTCTTGTAATTTTGTTATTACACCCCTTTTACTTTCAGCATCAATATGAACTAATAAAGGATTAGTAACGTTGGACTTAATAGAATTCACATTTATTTGTGTGGATAAGATACTAATACCTTCATTTATTCCAAATATATGATCTAAATTATGTTTAATTAATTTTTCCCAACTCCCCGTACCTTCTTTAGATATATTACCATCAGTACCCTGTTTAATACCAGTATCAGTAGCGTATAAACCTAAAATATTGTTAATCATGGGTGTATTTCCGCGAGGTAATGTAATATCACGTTTTATGAATATGTTTTTAAAATTTGATTTTAAAAAATCCTGAAAAGATCGTTTTGTTGATCCGTCATGTGTTAAATCCAACCATATAAGAAATAAGAAATCTATTTCAAAATTTGTATCGCCTCGTGTACGCTTATTAAAATCTCTTGTTTTCATATCATTAGATAGTGGAACGTAATTATTTTTTATTTGATCTATTTGTTTAGCAATTATTTCTTTTCGACTGGTTGTATTTTTGTTTGATAAAAATTTTGTTATCTGGGTATACACCGATTTACTATATATTAGTTTAAGACCTCTTGTAAATATATTATTAGCATTATTAACAAGCGTGTTAAAATCCTGATTTATAAATTCACCTAATCTGTTTGGTAACTTTTTAATGGTATTTGGGCGTATATTAGTTTGTGATACATTATTAGGGAAAGTCGCGAGTATACTTTTCTTATTTGTCGCTACCACACCCCTATTTCTATTTATTGGTTTACGAACTTTTGAAGAAACTGGACCATACCTACGATTTGCCAATTTCCCTATTTTATGTCTATATGCATTGTTCGCTGTGGTACTTTTTGGAACTTTAAATTTTGTTTCTGGTGGTGACCAATTTTTCCCTATTTTTTTTAAAGGTAACGTTCTTACTTTACCAGTATAAACCTTACCGTTGGCACTAACAATTTTATTTCTATTTTTATTATTAATTTTATTATTTTTAGTATTTGTTTTTGGTCTATATATAAACCTGTTTTTATTAAGGTTATACCCAACATTATTATTATTATTTCTTTTTATGGTTTCGTTTTCATTTTCATTTGTATTGGTTTTGTTATTATTTGATGAATTATTATTATTAATTCTATTAGAACTCATTCTTATCATTCACATATATTTTTATACTAAAGGAAAACTTTAGCAGAAAAATATGTTAATCGTCCATTCTATACTGGAGTAAATTGATTATGTCTAAGAAATAATCGAGCGATGCATCTATGAAATCGCCACCGTAATTCTTTTTTAATATATTGTTTGTATCAAAAACAACAAATAAGGCAAATAGTAACGACCCTATTTTCGCGTATTTCTTTTCACCGGGGCTAAAGAGTCGCGAGAGTATGAGCGCTAAGAGACCGAAGAATAAGAGTACACCGAGCGGTCTTAGATCGAACCCGAATTGGACGCTAAGAAGACCTAGTATAAACATACCTATGAATATAGTAACGACCTCTAAAAGTGCCTCTTTTATATTAGCTTGTGGCGAAAGGTAAGCACCCATGAGAATCGATATGATCGTGAATAGACCAAACTTGAACGGTAAACTTAATTTAGCAAATACGAGTACTAAAAATAAACCTAGTAAAAGGAGTAAATTAAACAGTGCATTTCTAGCCATGAATTCGCTATATGATGGGCTTTCTATGACGGTTTTAGCGGATTGGTACGTGACGAGACCCTGGAAAATAAGGTTTGCAAATACGGCACTCATGAAAGGTGCTTTTCCCTGTAATGTGTTCATTTATAATTCATCAAGATAATTTTCGCCGCGACGTTTTCTTTTTATTAAAACAATTCCGAGTGTGAGTGATATTAACCAACACTGAAATTGTGATAATCCGTAAGGTTCTTCGATCATAAACATTTTAATTGTATACTATACTATTTATAACTTTATCTTGTTTTGTAATCTTGTGAGCGTGTAATGATGGTACAAGTGTGTACCAGATAAGAATAGGGATATATACGCTATTGGGCTTTGTCTTGCACGTTTATCGAGTAATATGAGTAATGCTAATGTCAAAGTTACTATAGCTGGCATGGTAAACAAAAAGAATTGAACATCGGTTAAATTGGCACTTTTTTCGGGTTGGGAATCCATTTATTATAATTAAATATTTTTTTAAAGGTGTTTTCTACAAACAGCCATGTACATTTCCTTACCACCTACGAGTTCAACTTTATCGCTATTAACAATACGTTTCGTAAAAGGACCGTGTGTTCCGTCCATACATTCCATACACATAGCTGATAATTTGAAAACTTTATCGGCAAGTGGTATACAATCTAAAATTTCACCTATTTTATCCTGTTTATAATCACCGTCGAGACCTGTTAATATAATTGTTTTACCACGTTTGAGTACTTTTTCTACAAAAACTTTTAACCCTATAAAAAACTGTGCCTCGTCTA